AACGCAGGAGTCTGCCAAGCAGTCTCTGGGGTTGGAGATTATCAGGACAAGTTACCTGATGGTTTCAAAGACCGACTTCGTAATGTTAAGAAACATCATCCTTACGCCAAATTCGAGGCTCCTTAGTCTATGCCAGTTAAAGAAAAGAAACAACCTTCAATGGTTGGATTGACCAGAAGACAAATGAAACGCAAACCCATCAACTCAGGATATCTAAATCAGATAAAACCACTGACACCAAGTCAGGAGAAGGTGTTCGATGCGTTTTCTAAGCAAAAGAATCTCTATCTATATGGAGCAGCGGGTACAGGTAAAACCTTTATCGCAGTGTACCTAGCACTACAAGAGATCCTTAACGAGCAATCATCTTATGA